GAGCTCCGTCCCACTTAACTGTTGCTGTAATCTTTGATGTAGAACTACCTGCAAGCATGTTGCGCAAGTCTTGTAGGAAGTTGATAGCTCTACGAGTACCTGCAACACCTTCATTGAAGATTAAATCCTCAATGTGCTCCATGTGCGTATTCTTTTCTTCTTTTAAATATTCTTTTAATTTTAGCATTTTGTCTCTATAGCAGTATTATACCACAAATTTGATTTATTGTAGATACAGAACTAAAGTATTCATATATCACCAAGGATCTCCAGAAAGTTTAACTGAAGAAGCCATCTTTTCAGATTCAAACTTAAAACGTATCTTCATAATTTTTTTAGTTCCCGCAGACACGCCGATAGACTCATTACCAACTTTTTCTAATTTAATCTCATATTTAGAAAGAGCTTTAAGTTTTTCGTTATCTGTTGGATCCATCACAACTGCTTGATATGGTTGTCTATTTCCTTGACCAGTGACTTTTACATATGGAGGTCTTAAGATATCAGCGTCCATCCAATCACCTAATAGATATTTCATTAGATCTTTTTGATTAAATTTTTTAAGACGCACCATCAGCTCATCGCGCATTGCTGATAAGACTTTTACGCCAATTTCTTCAGTGTGTTTTTTAACTCCAGGATTAGCTCTAATGTATGCTTTTCTTTCATTAGATGTTTTAGGAAGTTTAAACTTGTCAATTGTTTGTTGCAATTGATTTTCATACTCTACACCTAACTTTAGATTTAAATTTCTATCTATAGTACCTAGGCCAGGATTTTTAAAACCAATTTCGCCTTTACCTTTAGTTGCTTTTGCTGATAGTCCAAGGAATCCATTTATAGGACCGCTTGTAAATCGCACTAATACATCAGTTGGATTTTTCTTTTGATCAACTTGTTCGCCAAAGGCGCTACTCATAGAACCTGGGCGTGCTGTCCACCAGACGTCTTTTACAGTTCCACTATAGCCATTTACTTTGGCCCATTTAATAAATTCTTTAGCCATTGCTTCTGCTTTACCAATAGCATCAGCTACTTCTTCCGGGCGAGCTTGAGCTACTCGCTGATTATATTGTGTTTGTGCTTCTTTGTCAAACCACTTGTTTCCAGCTAAAATATAGCCAGTGTAAATCTCGTTAATGTCAGATAATACTGTATTCGCCGTCATTTGGTCTCCATCTATAAAAACTTATTGTATATTTATAAAACTACAAAAGCCCCGAAGGGCTTTTCTTAGATGAATTCTAATAAATTAGAACTTATATCCTCGCTAATTTTGTTGTCTTGGATATGAAAGTCTGTGTTTATATAGTCCAACTTACCATCAAGATACAGCTTAATGTTTTCCGCCATATCTTGCGCTGTGGTAACAGGCACATTCTGACAGATATGATTGAGGTTCTTAAGACCACCAAGCAACTCAAAGTCTCTTGGAAGCTTCATGATCTCCATGCATTCACGAATAGTAAGATACCGATCTTCATCTGGATGAGTTAACTGAGTAGGTAGATGGCCAACAAAAGCACCAATGTAATCCTTAGGAATGGTAGTACCCTTACGCATGATGTTCATGCCAGTCTTAAGCTTCTCGTATCGGCGTTCACACTTAGGAACTTCACGATCATAATCATTTGCTGCCATCCAAGCGCCGACCTGCTTATAGTCATGTCCACACTCTTCAATGTAAGTAAGAACTTCTGTGGTCTTGGTAAGCTTATCGGAAAACTGCTTGTGAGTAATTCCACCCTCGATGACTTCAAGGATATAACGATAGTAAGGATCGTGACTTGGAGTTTTACTATTAGTAATCTCGTTCATCTTGTCAGATGCGATATATGGTACTCCACGAATAGTGTCTTCAATCTTTGCATGCTCGCGTAGGTAAGACTTAAACACTGGAACTTTAGAGTCTTTCCAAAAGAAGTAGAATGTACGATCACGCACTTGACTCAATCCATGCAAGATAGACTTAGTCTTATAAATCGACATAGTGTAACCATTCTTCTTGCCGATAGCACGAAGCTTATCAACAACAGGAATTCCCATCTTAGAAGCTAGTCTTGGAGCATTCTCGCCCCAGAATACCTTGGGCTTCATTTCACCCAACACGTATTCAGCAGTGGTAGACATCCAATCATTTGTGGCAGATTCAGAATTAGCCTGAGGAGAAAGAGATGACAGACCAGCACATGGGCAGACAGTATTGACTACATCTACGTAGTAAGGATGGTAACCACCCTTATCTAGTACAATGTAAGGAACTGGAAAACGGTTTACAGCATGAGCATCGTTGTCAGCAAAAGCTTCATAACTTAAAATGTATTCAGGATCAGAACCAAATGCTTGAACTTGAGCAATTGTTTCTCCTCCAATCAATGGGACAATAGATGCATGTTTAGTCAAAGAAACTCTCCAATGAATTGTCCGGTTTTTGAGAAGACATATACGCTTTCTTATGTTGAATCGTAGTTGCCAACTTGATCTGTCCCTTCCAAGGACCAGATGGAACTGTCTTTTCACGGACAGTAATAAAATTAGGCCACAATTCTGCAAGCTTGCGCTGTGCTTCGTTATGTACTTCAAGTGTACGCCATGTAGAACATCCACCAGCAGCGTTTGTTTCTGAACAGGTTACCATGTATTTAGCACTAATTCTATTCTTAAATCCGCGAGTCAATAGTTGCAGGTTAACATCGAAGTCTTCCGCAGCAGCAACTCGGCTCCATTGAATGTCGCGTGGAATCTTTGATGCAGAATAATATACGTTAGTCATGATTCGCTGATTTTCACGTACCGGCCATTGAGTAACATCAGGGATAACCCAAGCAGGCAAGAACCCGCCATAATAAATGCCTTCATCAATCCAAGAATTCAATAAACCAAAAGCATCATCAAAATCTCGATCGGTGAATTTACGACTCAACCACTTTGTACCTTCACCAGGATTAGGTTCCTTTACAACAAAGTCTAGATCATCGTCAAACACCATGAAATCATACTCTTTAAACTTATCAAATATCCATTCACGAGTTGGAGCAATACGATTTATATGATGCGGCAAGGATAGTACTTTACCAGGATACCGAGTATTCATGTCATCGTATTCATGATGCTGCACTACAAAGAAAGTCATACTCTTATATTTTGCGGGTAGACTATTGTAAGTGGTTTGCTTGTCCATTCTGCCAAGCGTGGGAATAATAATAAGTTCAATCATTTTGTAATCCATTCAAATTTGACACCAGCCTCTTCAAACATACCACGGGTTTGCTCCCATGATTCTACCCAAATTGGAGGAATGTCTTGTTCAACAAACAAAAATACTTTCTTTATGCCTACTTGAATAATACCTTTTGCGCATTCAGAACAAACTGGTAATCCATAAACATAAAGATCAGCACCATCTAGTGACACGCCATTCAATGAAGCATTAAAGATAACATTCATTTCAGCGTGGACGACGTATTTATACTTCGTAGGACGGTCATTATATCGATCAGCACTATCAAGAATTCCACGAGGAAAACCGTTGTACCCTTGTGCAAGAATCTGGCCTTTTTCACCAACCGCGACAGCGCCAATTTTTCTACTTGGGTCTTTACTCCAAGTAGAAATTTCTTTAGCTAGATTCAAATACCGATCTTGCCAAGAACTCATGTTACACCCAAGCGCTTTCTTTTACTGCAACAATATCAAAGTGGCGTTCATACACATGCAGAGAGCCTACGTTCCAAAGCATAGTGCCTAGTCCATATGCTGTAGCCAAACGATTGTTGATACCTATTAACAATTGTTCTTGAACATGTCGTTGCCATGCATAGTCATTTTTATAACCAAACACTGCATCATTAGATCGCATAAAGACACATGCATGCAATTGGCCTTCACGGATAAAGTACTGCACATTGTTAGTACAAATAAAGTCTGACATGCCGTTCTTATTAAAATCGGTGTGCATGCTTGGTCGTGTGTAAATCATGTTAGCACGACGAGAGAATGGGTTGCTCACTAGTTCTTCAAGAACATTTTTAAACTGATATCCATTGTCTTCTGAATAGATACACCATCCATAGTTAGAGTTAATCATTCCATCTTTAGAAGCAACCTGTTTCCAGATTTGAGGAGTTCCACCGGGAATATCATCAACGCTAAGCGACATGGATTTATACCATTGAAGTTCGCGTTCAACATATTCTTTATTGACATTGCCAAAGATGCTATCTTCATTTGCATGAAAGACTGCGTTAATGAGTTCAATAGTCTTTACACCAGACTTATCAATAACAAAGTCTTCAGCATGTAAGCACTTAACAAATTGCTCACGGATATATTCTACGTTCATGTTATTCTCCAAATTTGCCCACAGCCAGAGCAGCACCTGGCGAAGTCAAATATGTATCAGAATACGAAGTAGTACTTGACACCGTTACAGTATTAGTGTTCTTAAATTTAGTTGGCGTAAGAACATCTGTTGGATGTGTTTGCTTAGAGATAGTCTTATTGAAGATATCTTTTCCAGCGCTTTGACCTGGCACGTCGCCACGCATATATGCAGCAACGAAAGAAGCATAGTTAATTAAGTCAATCGCGGAGTCTTCAACAGATTCAAAGTTAGCTTTGCCACCATGTTCCATCTGCTCTAGTACAGAGACCATGCGAAGATATTTCGCATTCACAACATCAAGAATAGACCATACACCACGAGGGTAGTAGTCGTTTTGCTCAATAGATGTTTGAGCACCATTATAGTCTTGGCCTTTCTTTTCTTGAAGTTCAGCTGCTTCAAGAAGAATATTTGCCGAGGGGCGGGAGAATTTATTTTCAGTCATACCATCCTAACGTTTCAGATTTTGAGAAATTTCGCATTATTTCAGCGAGCTTGGGGTGTTTTACTTTTTTTAAAAGAGTCATTTTTTCAATCGGCCAACATGCCATAACCCGGCCGTCATCCATAGTTGAAGTAAATACGCTTCTACGGTCGGTGCATTCCCATACCATTATTGTATCACTTAAACTATATTCTATAAATATCAATCTGTCTACATAAAGACATTTTTTAAGATTATTTACTTTTGCTTTATTTACTGTAAAAGCATCTGATGGTCTATATCGTGATTGTGTTTTTAACTCTACAAATTTGCCATCTTTTTGAAGTAGGTCTTTTTCACCATCAAATTTGTATTCTGACAATAGTCCACCAAACAAAGCTTGATAGTATATTTCACCAATAGTTCCTAATACTTCTTGGCTAGTCATAGCGACATAATCTTTTTAAGAACTTGTTTGCTTTGTGTAGTATCAATTTTTACTGCATCATCATTAAAATAGTCCTGTGCAATATTCAATATTGTTTTAGCATATTCTATATCATCTGCATCCATTTGAAAATACCAGTCTCTTATAACTTCTTGTGAAGAGGTAAGTAAAAATGCTAGATTTTCTAGATCATGTTCGCTCATTGCGTTATTAGAACGAAGAGCATTTATAATGTTATTTGCTTTTTGTGGGTGCATGACACATTCCGATTTGGAGTTTAATTATACAACAAGTTTGAATTAATGTACATAGGAACTAAAGTGATCAGTTTACTCGTGAGGTCTTGTAGGCATAAGAGATGGCCCGAGCAGCTTCAGTCGACAACGGCCGCTTTTGATATCTATTGCTGGTTTCTCTATCAAGCTGAAGAATCATCTGGGTGATCTCGTATTCATTGATGGGGTAGCCTCTGTTAATCGCGTTGCATGCAATAGAAGTCATAATGCGATAGATCATAGAGTATCTACCTGAACCATCTTGAGACGAGATGTCCTTATACTCACTGATGAGTTTACGATTTACAAATGGGCAATCTGTGTAAGATGTCCAGTTAAACTTTTCAACATTTCCCATAAGATTGTTTTCTCTTTTCGCCATCAACTGTTTTCTGAATTCTTCTGGAATCTGGTCTACAAACGATATTTGTTTAGCTTCTTTGAATTCGTGCTTCGACATCATTACATTTGGATCAATGTAATTGCCAGTATTAGTGAAGATAAAATTGTTAGCGCCAGGATATTGCGCAGGGACGTAATACATTCTGCTGAGGTCTTTAGTTTGTCGATCTCCCATTGAGTCAAATTCCGAATTGAGAGCCCACCAGAAGTGTCTGATTTTACTTTCAGGAACAGGCTCTGTAAGTGGGAAGACAAGTCGGAACTTTGGCCGTGCAACAGTGCTGCTCGCAGTAGAATAACAAATGTAATACCACTCACCAAACCTAGTATGAAGCTCATTTTCTAAATCACCTTTAAAGACGTGGTTGTCCACATCCATTGCTGCCCAACCAGCCCATTCAATTACATTAGCATTAGCTCTGGTAGTATTTTCTTTGTAGACTGCTGGAGAAATGAGAGGAGAAGGATGAACACCCTTTGGAGTGCGAACATCCTTCTTTGCTTTGTATCCCTTCAAAGTAGAGAGGTGATACAAAGACTTTTCGAATTTTTCAAAGCAATCAAATTCTACCTTTGTCTCAGTGCTGTTATCAAAGATCGATTTGAAAACCGTGAATCCAATCATTAGAAAACCTCTTTAAACAATCCAATATTATCAGCATGAGATGGCGCAGTCCATCCTTCTGGCTTAATCAAGTCAGGTAGTCCTAGTGGATTAGGACGAGATGCTTTGATACCAACTTCTTTTTGCATGTTCTTTTCATGCACTGCACACCACGCTTTATATGCATCAACTCGGAAAGCATCTAGTGTACCAATAGCAACCACACAGAGATCGATCAACGCATCAACAGCATCATCACCATTATCTGCATCTAGCAATTCATCTATTTCCTCTTGCAAGAACTTAATACGAAATTCTAGAAATGCTTTTAGTTTAACATTGTCAAGCTTTTCAATAGATGCATGCACACCATATTTGTCATGCATCGCAGCAATATCTTCAACCCAATTTGTACTCATAATTTCTCCTAAAAATATATTTTACAACATCCACGATTAAAAGTTAAATCCTTCACCCACAGATTTCATCCTTTTACCAAATGATGTTTTGTCAAATGCTGGACCAGTGTCTTGACCAGAATCAGCAATGTTTGCTTGCGCAGAATTCTCCACATCAAACAGTTTCATCCTAGCACGATCAACCCCAATAACAAACCGCTTGTAATACGACGGATCGTTGTAACGATTCTTGAGTTGTTTAACCATGATTTGCCCCAATGCTTCCAGTTCTTCAGTGCTAATGAGAGCAAACATAAAGTCAACAGTTGCGGGAAGACCAAAGGATTCAGAAGTATCGGTAAGACCGACGTCACTATTGTCATAACCACCTCGAGTAGTTTGTGTTGCAGATAAGATTGGAACGTTATTTACAACGGCCATGCCACGAAGTTCTTCCGCAATTGACTTAATGTATGTGTATGAATTAACACCAGCACCTTGCTTAATACGAGAAGAAGCACAGATGTTCAAGTAATCGATACAAATTAAGTCAGGAATAAAGTTACGTTTGATTTTAAGTTCTTCGATAAGAGCTTGGAAGTGTCCTGCATGAGCCGAAGCTGTAGGGTATTCCTTAACAATCAACTTGCCTTTAGTTTTCTTAAGAATACGTTCAAACCTAGTATCGTAAATGTCTTTACTTACAGTACCAAGTTCTTCCATAGTCATATTCATCAGGTTTGCATCAATACGTTCTGCAATACGTTCCTCGGCCATTTCCAAAGTAATATACAGAACGTTCTTACCTTGAGTAATAGCAGCAGCCGAAACATGACACATAAACAGCGACTTACCAACACCAGTGCCAGCAAGAGCAACATTAAGAGTCTTTCTTGGTAGACCACCCTTGGTAATCTTATTCATCATGTCTAGATCGAATGGAACTTTTTCTTCAACTCGATTGTAGAACTCATAACGATCAGCAAAGTCTTGCAAGTAATCATGGCCAATTGCAGAGTCAAATGACACAGCAAGAGCAGCAGACAAAATAGAAGGAATAGAATCTTCGCTTCTTACTTTGTCCTTGCCCTCAATGATTTGAATTGCATCGATGATAGCATTACGAACAGCTTTATCTTTGCAGAACTTTTCGGTGTTCTCAACCAACCAATCAACGTTATCAGTCTTGAATGTAAGTTCATTGATATACTTTTCAACACCTTCCATTTCAAAGTCACGCAAGTCTTTACGATTGCTTAGTTGAATAGCAAGTACCTCAAGAGAAGCTGGTTGATTATATTTGACGAAGAACGAAGTTAGTTCATCGCATACTACTTTTTCAAAATGATCGCTGAAATATTCGTTCTTCAAGAATGGAGTAATCTTACGAGCATACTCCTCATTATTAATTAAGTTAGAAAGAATAGTTGTTTCAATTTTCATTAGGTATTAGTCCTAGGTGATCTTTTTCAAGTCCGTAATAAAGCAGTTGTGCTAAGAAGTCGCCAAGTTCAGCTTCAAATTCTAGCTTATCATATTCATGAATATGCTTTGGCTTTTCATGAATATCATACGTGAATTTTATTCGTAGCTTATCATTCTCGGCGTCCTCCTCAAATTGTACACTACTATAGGAAAATATGATACCGCCATATTTGCCATCAATCCAAACTAAAGCATGAAGCTCTGTGTCTTCATGCTTTCCAAGAACTTTATGTTTCCTCAGATTCGATAGTCGCATATGTATCCATTTCGCTTAAAATTTCATGGTCACTGATGATTTCACCATGTGACACTTGATAACGCTCTTTAACCCAGTTTCTGAATGATGCATCTGTTAGAATAGGACCCCAGAATTCTTTTGATTCAGTATCCTTAATGCGCCATTTCTTATCTTCCACTTCACCAGTCGATTGATCCACTTTTGCGTACCAACCATTGCTTGGCTTAACAACATGCTTAGATTCAAGCGCCATGTCAAGAAGACCAGACCATTTGCTAAGGCCACCTTCAAACTTAACACAGACTGGAATCTTAGACTTTTCACGAACATAACGAGATTTCTCAACGTTGATAATAAAGTTGTAACCAATGATGTCGGTGCCATCTTTCTCTTGCTGACGACCAAGAATGTAGATGTTATCCGCGGAAAGATAAACACCAGTTCCACCCGACACGATAGCTTTTGGATACAATCCTTGTTCCATGTAGATGTGATTCACCGCAACCATTGGAATGTCTAGACGATTCAAGTAAGGAGTAATCATACGGAAGATAGACTTCATCTGCTTAGCACGACTCATATCAGCAACAGACTTACCTTCAATAGCATCGTCCATTTCTTTCTTAGACGACATGTTACCCAACGAGTCTACAACAAAGATAACTCGGTCACCGCGATCAAGACCTTCAAGCTGTTTGATAACATCGAACTTGAATTCTTCCATGTTCATCACCGGCACGTGAAGAATACGAGAGGTGTCGATTTGAAGCGATGTAAAATACGCTGCAGGAGTACCAAACTCGCAATCATAGAAAATCATAACTGCTTCTGGATATTTGTCCATGTAAGACTTAGCCATGATCAGCGAGAACATAGACTTAAAGTGCTTTGATGGACCGCACCACAATGTAAGACCAGGAACAAATCCACCATCAAGTTCGCCTGACAGCGCAACGTTCATCGCGGGGATCGCGGTTTGAATCATATCCTTCTTAGTGAAGAACTTGCTTTGCGATAGAATAGCAGCGTCTTTAATTGTGCTAGCTTTTCTGATTTTTTCAAGAATACTCATTTAGTTCCTTATTTGTAGTGGGCATATGTAGATAAAATATATTTTGGTCCGCTGATTGGTTTACATCCTCTATGCGGAAACATCCACATCGGCGGGAATAGTACTATTGTACCACGCTTTGGTTTAATAGTAAACAGTGAATTGTCAAATTGAAATTGTGTCTCACCTCCATCTTCAACGTCATTAAGATAGAAAAACATTACAACAAATCTACGCGCAGATGCATAGTCACCAACATCACTATGCCAACCAAATTGATCGTGACTATTATCGTTGTATTTTTTTATTCTAAGATTTTCAAATCCAACTTCGTCTGGAAAGAATGTTCCAACATCTTTTTTATATTGAGCAAAAACTTGTTGTGCTACATTATAGATAGGCATTACATAATTCTTAAATTCAGGAATGTGTGTTATGTCAGCTTCTAAAAAGCTTCTATAGTCTTCAGTCCACCGATGTTCTGAATGTCTATACCACGGGTTTGATGTTGGAGTATTCTTTTCGAATATTTCAATCAAGTCAGAACATACTTCTGGGTCTAGTGCATCATAAGTTTTAACGTAATCTGATAGCAATCTCATCCGAAAAAATCCTCAAGCGATGGTTCATCTTCTGCTTTCCAGCCAATAGAATCAAGAATCAGTTTAGCGGGATCAAGAAAAGCTTTATTGAACTGTGTGTCATTGTCTACGTAACGATGAATATCAAATTCACGTGGAAGAACATTTTGAAATGCAATCACATCTTCACGTAGAGGATTACGCGGATTCAGGTAAACATATTTAATCTTTTCACCATCGCGAATTGGAGCAATGTTTTTCAGGCCATGTCTTTCTAATAAGTGATTATGCAAGATTGCTGCGCGCGAGTTGATTGGTGTACCCTTTTTGTAAATAGTCTTTTTATCGACATACTTCTTAACATTACTTACACCACGAGGAAAGGCTTTGTCTTCAACAGGCATTTCATTGAATTCATTTCTAAAGTTTGCAATAAACTTTTGAGTTTGTTCTTGGGTGCCTTCAATTAAGATGTTGAACAGCTTCTTAAATGCAACGCGACAGACTGCAGGTGTAGAAGACTTAATAGCTTCAATGCCCATGATTTTAAGCTTTGGCTTAGTATAACGAACACCTTCATTGTCCCACACATTAAGAATGTAACGCTTCTTAGCAGACCAGATAC